TGCCTCCTGTGTACGAGAACCGCGGCCCAGGGCCCGCGTAGGCAGGCGCCGAGCCGGTGAGGGTGTTGAGGAACCAGTTGCCAGCAGCGGCAAGCGGTGAGCCCTGGTTCATGGCTCGCACCTGCTCGACGTAGTTCTGTGTCGCCCTGGCCTGCTGGCCGTTACGACTGAGCTGCGAGCGCTGCGCTGGGCTGAGCTTGATGTCGTCGGGGTAGAAGTCGACTTGCTGCAGCAAGAACTGCTGAGGGCTGGTGCCGGCCTGCTTGGCTGCGCGGGTCACGGGTGCTGGCAGGGCCTGCCCCTGCAGCGCAAGCGGCACCAGGCGGGCGGTTTCGGCTGCGCTCAGCACAGCCTCCCCCCGCCAGTTCGATAGCCGCTGCTCACGGTTGGGCATGTTGTCCAACTGCGCCGACTGGTAGGTCGGTGATGCCTGCGCGCGGCGACCCGGCGGCGGCTTTGGCAGCTCTGGCCTGTCGGGGTCGGGCCTGGTTGGGCGCAACGGCACCACACTGGGCAGCCCGTTTGCCCCAGGGAACAGCGTCTTCCAGGTGGACGGAGCGTTCTTCTCGAAGCCCGACAGGGTGGTGCTGATCACCTGCTGCGCCTCGGCTGGCGTCAGCTCGCGATCAAGCTGCCCGCGCTTGGCGTCAATCGCCTCGTAGACCGACTGCCGCAATGCGGCGCTCTGGCGGGCGGTGGATTCAGCAGAGTTGGCGTCGCCGGCCGCCATGAGCGCTTCGACCGAGGCCATTGACCTGCCGCCTTGTGAGGCCTGCATCGCCGCTGTCTTGAAGTCCGGGTAGTAGCGCTCGAGGTTGGCCTTGATCTGGCGGGTGATGGCGCTCTCCAGCACACCGGCGCCAATGGGCAGGTCCTTCTTCTGCGACTCCTTGCGCCGCCGCATCGCTGCGTAGTCGGCATCGAATTGAGCGCGGCGCTCCGGGGCGACCTTGTCGCGCTCCAACCGGTAGAGCTGGTCCCATTGCTTGGGGTTCCAGTCGCTTCCGTAGGCGGCATCTGCTTCCTGCAGGAACGAGGAACCGGCGTCGTCGGAGTAGCTGCGGTTGGTGACGTCCTCGCTGACGGAGGTGGCCTCCTTGATGGCCTTGAGCTTTTCCAGCGGGTTTAGTGCTGCAAAGCGCGGATCGTTCAGGACGGCGTCGATGACCGCCTTCTTGCCTTCTCCGTCTGGCATCCCGAGGGTGGCCTCGGCTACCGCGCCGCCCAGCGCCTGGCCCAGCTGCTCCTGTTGCTGCTGCTGTTGCCGGTAGCGGATCTGGTCGTACTTGTCGTTCGACTCAAACAGCTCCAGCCCCAGCAACTGGCCGGCGGTTTGCCTGACGCCGTTGGCGTCCGGCGGGCCGATGGGAATCGCCCCCAGCAGCGATCTCATGCCCTGGTCCGGACGGCCGCTGGCGTCAACCGCCATGGCCGACGCGCTTTGAATCGCCTGCTGCTTGTACTTCTGGCCCTTGCCCGTGACGCCAAACTTGCGCGCCTCCTGGTCGAGGTAATCGCGCAGGGCATCGACGATCTGTGGGCTGGGGTAGCCCTGGGCCTTCAGCGCCGCAACCTTTGAGTAGAGGGTGGCGGCCATGATCCGCGGCGCCGTCTCGTCGATGTAGGCGTTGTGGTCGTCGATCTGCTGGGTGGTGATCTTGTCCCACTGGGCGTTGACCTTCGGGACGACGTAATCGATCACCCCCGGCGAGAACTCATCCAGGCCGAACCGCTGCAGGCCTTCCTGCAGGACGTTGGCCTTGAGCTGGTTGATGCGTGGGTCAGCCGGATCCAGCGGCGCCAGCTCGTCGCGGTTCTGCCGGTAGGCCCGCTGCATCTGCAGGGGGATGTCCTGGGCTGCCAGCTGGCTGAGCTGGTTCTGGCGACCGGCCGAGCGGAACGGGTTGGCCCGATCCATCATCATCGCCGCGATCGGATCGCGACGTTCCAGCGCGCGGTTCTCGGCGGCGTACTGATCCGCTGATGCCATCATCTGGCGGTTGGCCAGCGTGTAGGCCTTCAGGGCTTCGTTCTGGCCCTGGCGGTATTCGTTGCTGGCGTACAGCTGCACGCCGTAATTCAGCAAGCTGGTCAGCTTCTCGCTGAAGGGTGCCAGCGCACGGGCGAACTGCTCGCCCTGGTCGTAGCCGCCGACGTTCTGCTTGGCCGGGGTATTGACCAGGCCAATGCTGTCGTTGGTCAGCCGCAGCGACTGCGGTTCAGCTGGCCGCGCGGGCTGGATCAGGCCCGGCTGGATGAACGCGGAGACCGGCCGGGCGGCGGGTTGGATCTGGCCAAGGGGTAGTTGTTCGTTTGCCATGGGTCATCGACCTCCTAGTGCGCCAAGTCCTGAGAGGCCGGGCAAATCGGGCACGCCTCCCACGCCGAGGCCGGAAGAGCCCGGCTTGCCGCTGCTGGTGAACTTCTGCAGGCCCTGCCAGACGCCCAGGCCCGTATTGATGCCGCCCAGCACCGCGCTGCCCATCGAAAGATTCGCGGCGGCCTGGCTGGGGCCAGCGCCCGTCATCGACGGCGGCTGCGGCATCACCAGCGTTGGCAGCGGCGCAAACGGTCGGATCGGGTCCTGATACGGCGCCGGCTCGTAGAACTGCTGGCTGTTGTATTTGCTCAGGTAGCCGGCCACCAGTGAGGCCTGCTCGCGCGTGTACTGCCGCTCGCGGAAGTTCTGGTTGATCTGCTTCAGCGACTCGAAGTCGCCCAGCTGACGGGCGTAGTCATTGACCAAGCGGTCGACGCTGTTGCCTTCCTGCCCAGTGGCCACCACGGCGGCCTGGGCCTTCATTGCCTGGTGGGCGTACTGGTAGGCGGCAACGGCATCCTGCGAGGCCTGCTCGCGGATGCCTTCGCTAAGAGCCTGCGACTGCTGGGCGTAGTCCGCCATCGCCGCCGTGCGGGTAAAGCGCACCACCTCAGCCTGCCTGTAGGCCTTGGTCAGCTCAAAGTTGCGCAGCGAGTTGACGTAGCCGAGGTTGGAGTTGTAGTTGACCAGCTCCGCCCAGTAGCGGTACTTGCTCTGGGTGTTGGCGATGCGCGCGTTTGTCCTGGCGCTCCAGCGCGCGTACCGGTCCGTTGCCTTCTGGTACTTGAGCTGATCTCTGTAGTTCTGCTTCTGCTGGGCGTTCTGGGCGCCGGCACCGGCCATGCCCATGCCGGTGGAAACGGCTGAAATGCCAAGCGCGATTGCGTCATCCCATCCGAACATCAGACCGCCTCCCTGCAGAAGTAACGAAACAGCTGGGCATACGGCCCGTGCGGCTCCGGCGTGTGAACCGTGAAGCCGAGGAATCGCAGCCACGCCACCGAGTCGTGGTTGGCCGCAAACACCCAGTTGTGCAGCAGCTTCCAGTCATCCAGCAGGTGATCAACCCACTGGCGCCCGGTGCGCAGGAACTGGATGCGGTGGCTGCGCGACGACAGCAGGCCATCAGTGCCAAGCAGCCACACCTGCCCAGCGCCAGAGTCCGGGCAGACGCCGCAAGCCCCCACCAAGACGCCGTCGTCGCCCTCGATGCCCCAGCGCACCAGGCTGCTGTTCCAGCTGGTAAACACCGCCTCCGATGCGCCCAGCCCATGGCTGGCCTGCGCCTCCCTGCGGTCTGATGCCCGCAGCCAGTGGGCCATGGCGGCAACCTCGTCGTCGGTGGGATGGGTGAACTTCATTGGAGTGACTTGGCCTTGCCGGTGATCAGGCCCACCCATTCGCAAGTGGAGAACTTGCAGGGCAGGGCGGTGGCGTTGTGGATCTCGACCACGCAGTTCTCGCCCTTCGACAGGATCGGGATCGTGAACACCCCCTCGCGGTAGCGCTTGTTCTCGTTCGCCGTGTCGAAGTTCCAGGCGTCTTCGCCGATCTCGCTGTTGCGGCTGCCCAGTGATGTGCCGGTGTACTTGTAAATCGCGGTGCTGCGGCGCTCCGCCATCACGTGCGCCTCGAAGTAGTCCGTCTCGTGGAAGCGGAGCATCGCCTTGCGCACCTGCGTCCGCAGCGAGTTCGAGGCAGCCTTCCCGCCCCCTGCATCGCGGTAGGTCTTGAACCGCGTGAAGCGGTAGTGGAAGTCGTACACCTCCCCGAAGAACACGCTCTTGGCAGACCAGTCGCCTCGAGCTGTGATCGTGTTGCCAGTGCTGGCCTCGCCCAGCAGCACGCCGCCGTTGCTGGTGGCAAAGCTGCTCCAGGCCTGTGTCTTGGCCCGGATCGTGAACGGCAGCGTCCAGGTGGTGGTGTTGGCGGTGGCGTTGTACGTCCCGGCCGCCACGCGGATCGCAGCGGGAGTGTCCGTGGTGGTGGACACCCACCGATCAAGCAGCAGGGGCGTTGGCTTGGTCGCGCTCTCTGCGGTCTGATCAGCGATTGGCGCCTTCTCCAGCCACACCTCGGTGCCGTACTGCACAAGCAGGTAGAGCGCTTCCTGGATCGCCAGGATCTGCAGCACCTTGTCGGCGCCGCTCAGCTTCCAGTGGCTCCAGCTGTTCTGGATGCGCTCGTAGCCGTTGCCGGTGGAGCGGATGAAGAACTTCTGGGTGTAGACGCGGTTGAGGTAGCCGCTCTTGTCGCTGATGGCGTACCAGCTGTTGCTGGTGTTATCGACCGCGATGCGGAAGATGCCGCCTGGCACGTAAGCGCTCACCTGCTGCGTCAGGTCCTGCGCGTCGGCCGTGATTGAGGTGCCGTTGCCACGGATGCTGAACTCCCGGAACTTCGTCCAGTCGCCATCGGTCTGGGCGAACACGATGCCGTTGGCCACCTGCACCGGCCGGCAGCGCGTGTCGATCTCGTACTGGGTGAGCGTGGTCAGCTGCGCCGTCACCGACGTCAGACTGGTGTCATTGCTGCTCAGGCGGAACTGCGTCTGATCCGAGAACAGGATCAGCTCGTCCTGAAATGGGACGGCATAACGCAGCACGCTGACCCGGGTGCCGCTGGCCGCCAGGTCAATCGGATCGGTTGCCAGGGTGGTGGTGACCGTCTCTGGGAAGAACTCAAAGAACTCGCCCGGGCGGCTGAGCACAAGGTTCTCGTCGGCCAGGATCCCCAGCCGGTTCTTAAACACGAAGATGTCCTGGATGCCCTTGCCGATAAAGCTGGGATCCGGCGCCGTCTCGTAATCGCCGCAGGTGCGGTCGCCCCACTTCTTCAGCGTCAGGCCGGTGGCCACCGTCGAGCCATCCATCGGCCCAAAGTGGAACGTGCCATCCGGCTTGCGCACCAGCACGTGCGGCATCGTGCTGGCCTTGATCTGGTACTCCATGCCAGGCGCCACGGTTTCGATCCAGGCGCCCTCGCCAAAGGTGCCAGCGCCGGTGCGTGGCTTGAACTGGACGTAGTAGCCGTCCCACTTGTTGCCGGGATCACCGGTGACGTTGACCTGATACCCCTCAGGCGCAATCGTTGGCAGCTCGGTGAACGCCTGCACGCTGCTGGTGATGGCTGTGATGTCGGCGTTCGCCCGGGCGTCAGTTGCGGCGATCGTCATCGCGCTGCTGCTTTTGAAATGCAGCACCGACCCCGAGCGCACGATCGTCACGCCGCTGACGCCAGCCAGGCCGGTCTTGATGTTCTCGGCGATGTCGGCCGCCGAGATCTTGACCTCAGTCGCCACGTTGTTGACCACGATCACAGCGGCCGTTGCCGTGGTCACGGTGACCGTCGTGCCGTTCAGGGTGACCTTGTAGGTCTGGCCGTAGTTGGCGGCCTTCACCCAGACCAGCGCCTCGTGCGTCGATGGCCGCGGGGTCGCCGGCGCCACCAGGGCGGAGTCGGTGTCGGGCACCGCCTTCACGTTGCTGACGAACGTGTAGTCGCCGATCGAGACCGCTCGGATGTCGTTCTTGGCGCTGACGACACTGCTCAGGTAGGTGTAGGCGCCGGCCGCTGCGGTGACGGTGTACTCCGTGCCAGCCAGGTCGAACACCCGGATCGCGGTCTTGCTGATCACCGCCAGGTACTTCTCTGTGCTGTCGCGCAGGATCGAGTGGATGAACACGTCGCCCAGATCGCTGGTGCTGACCTTCGCCAGCGACTGCGTCGGCTCGCGTTTGCGCAGGCCCTCCGAGATCGAGCTGTAGCCGTTGACCTGGATCTCGCCCTGCGTTGGATCGCGCTGAGCATCAGGCTGCTGGCTGATGCCCTGGAACAGGTTGGAGAGCGTGTAGGAGAAGAGCTCAGCCAATTAACCGCCCTCCCCCAGGCCCACGCAGCAGGCCGTAGCCCGGGCTGTAGGTCGGAATGGGCCGCAGGCCAGGGCCGCCCGTCAGCAGGTTGTACTGCTCGTTCTCGGCCTCCATCCGCAGCAGTTCATTCAGTGCCGCCTGCTCGTCGACAGCGGTGAACTTGAACAGCGAGTCCGAGCTCAGCACCCGATCGCTGAAGACGCGCGCGGAGCGCACCGTCACCCAGCGGTTGAACGGCTCAGGGCAGTCGTCCCACGGCAGAAGAAAGACGACGTCCGCCTCGATCTTGCTGATGTCGGCCGCCAGCACTGATGTGCGCTTCTCGCGGTCGTACACCGTCGTGCCGCGCAGCTGAAAGCGATTGGCCCAGCGATACGGGTCCGGCGACCAGCGCACAACGTTGGCCGGCACCGTGATCTTGCTGGTGGCGGCGTCTTTGGTGAAGGGGTAGGAAGCCTCACTGTTCCACCCCCAGCCCCTCGACTGCCCTTCCTTGTGGAACTCGAGCAGGGTGCGCTCGGCGATTCGGGCCTCGGCGATCTGCTCGTTCTCGAGCGTGTCAACCGGCGCCTCGCCGATGTTCTCCAGCAGCACGTTGACCGCCTCAAGCAAGGTGGTCCGCCCCGGCGTCACAGACTGATTGGCGGTGCCCATTTGCTCTACGGGGCCGTGGCACTCACTCTACGAGGCGCACAAAAAAGGGGCCAGCCGTAGCCAGCCCCATGCGTCTTGCGCCAGGCGCTCAGGGGATGTTGACGCGATACGCGGCCTCTGCGCGCAGCACGCCCATGCCCAAGGCTTGGCGCGCAACCATCAGAGTGGCCTGCATCTGGATGTTCCAGTCGCCGCTGGTGACCTGCAGAGATGGCTCCATCAGGGTCACGACGCCAACCGCCTCCTTGTTGAATACAAGGCCGCGGCACTTGGACAGATCCTGCGCGTAGTCGGCGTTGGTGTCGCCGGTGACGTTGGTGTAGGCAGCCTGTGTCACGTGGTTGGACATGAACACCGGGATGCCCGCCACCTGCAGGGTCCGGCCGGTTGCGATCGAGCCGTTGGATCCGCTTGCGCCGTTGAAGTCGGCATTGATCGCGCGGCTGGACTGCGAGATGCAGAAGTATTCCGTTGGCGGGAACACTGCATAGAGGCTGTCCGTGGGGACGTCCTTCGACTCGAAGTTCACCCGTGCGGCGAACAGCGCATCCACCAGTTCGTCGCCCTTGGCCTGGTTGGTGGCCGCGGCATAGCCGGCTGTCAGGGTCTTGGTGGCGCCGATGCGGCCAGCGTTGCCGGCCTTGGCCAGCGGCTCAGTGGTCTTGCCGGCGGCGGCATAGATCATCCGAGCTACGCGCTTATCAAATTCGTACGCAAGAGCCCTGCCCAGCTCAGTTGTGTAGATCTGGCGCACGTCGTAGTACGCCATGAGCTCGTCGATTTCCGCCACAGCGGTATCGGCGATCATCAGGCCATCGAGCTCAATGATCCGCTCGTTCAGGTCGGAAGGGCTGTTGCCTTCCCCTAGGATTGGAACCCCGGCCGAGTGGTAGCGAGCGCTCATCTTGCCCGTGATCGGGAAAGCAACGCTCTTGCCATTGCGGATGTTCCGCTCGCGAGTTTTGCCGCGGAATACCGTCGTTCTCTGGAAGGCGTCAAGAACTTCAGCCGCTCCGAGTTTCAAGAACAAGGCGCGCGTATCGCCGGCGCCTTGGATTTGACCAAGCCGCTGAAGCGCGGCATCTGGAGGGGTAGCCATGGTGATTCAGAAGAAAGAAGATTGGCTGTCTTCTTGCCCTCTGATCTGGGTTGCCTCCCTAGGGAGACCCATTCAGTTACGGGGTTGTAGAGCTGCCGCCCTGAAGATACCTAGAACACATTGGATGCGGCCAGCATCCTCGCCACCTGATTGCGGTAGGCCTCATCGACGTCGTACAGACGCTGGCCCTTGCTGTCCAACTTGTTCATCGCCTCCAGCACCTGCGCCTTGCTCTCGAACACCTTGCCGGCGCTTGGCGCTTTGCCGCTGCCAACCAGCTCCGGCTCCTTCAGCGTTGGCAGCGCCGACCCTTGCGATGCCCTGGCCTGCAGCGCCTGCAGCGCCCAGTAGATGGCGTCCTTGTTGCCACTGGCCACCACCGCGTTGTAGCGATCCAGCTCGGCCTGGGGCATGTTCTTCTTGGCCCAGCTGGAGAGCTGCTGGAAGCCGTCATCCCCGCCGACAAGCCCTTTGAGCTCAGCCTGGTCCTGCTCGGTCAGCTCGGGGACGTCCGCTGCCGCGCCGCTGTTGAGGTAGCGCTCGACAACACCGCGCGGGATGCCAACGCCCTCCAGCTTTTCAATGAACGGGGTGACGTCCTCGCCAGCCTCGTAGGCCGCCGCCATCTCGTAGGGGTTGAACTCGGCCTCCTCAAACTTGTCAGCCAAGAACTCGCCGTACTCCTTGACGCCTTCCTCGCGGCTGTAAGGCTGGGGTTGTGAGATGGGCTCTTCGCTGGGCGGTTCCTTGGGCTGGCCCAGCTTTTTCTCCAGCTCCTGGTAGGCCTTGGCCAGGTCTTCCGCACTGTTGAACTTGCCGAGGATCTTCTCGGTCTCGCCGCTCTGTTGCTCGGCCTCGCGCTCTGCCAGGAACTCCTCCAGCAGGTTCTCCTGGCCGGGGGCCACCGGCGTTTCAGCAATCGCCTCGGCGTTGCTCAAGCTGTTGTCGACAGGGGTTGTGGTCATTGCTGTTCAGGTGTGGGTTGGGCGCCCTGCTGGGCCATCTGCTGTTGAATCGCAGCGGCCTGGGCCTGCTTCTGTGGGTCGGCCATAGGCGATGCCATGGCCTGCTGGGCCAACGCCATCTGCTGGGCTTGCTCCTGCTCAGCAGCGACTTCCTGATCGGTCTTAATCAGGCCAACGGTGTCAACGCCCATCGATGACGCCAGCCGGCGGATCAGCTCTGACGGGTTGACCCGCATCATCACTTCCTGCTGGCCGATGGCATTGCCCAGCTCGGCGATGGTGGAGACAAAGCGCACCACCTTCTCCAGGTCGTTGCTGCGGCCCACAGCGGCCAAGCCGACGGACACCACCGGCCGGACCAGATCCTTCTCCAGCGGCTGCAGCTTGCCCTGGCGGATCAGCAGATCCAGCTTGCGGCTGACGTATGGCGTCTGGAACTCGGTGACCAAGATCGAGTAGATCGAGCCGAGCGAGTTCTCGATCTGCAGTGCCTGCAGGCGCACCTCTTCTGCGGTGGTGCGCTCGGAGTCGCGCACGTCAGCAAGCATGAACGCCTGGCTCAGCCGTGCTTCCACCCGGGCCAGCCCGGCCATTGCCACCTGCAGGTCGCCGGACTTCTGCACCTGCAGCGCCTGGACGTCGTTGATGTCGCCAACCACAAAGGCGCCGTTGGGCGCGTCGGCCAGCGCCTTGGCCTTGGTGACGCCGTTGGGCCGCACCAGGAAACGGATGGCGGCACTGGCCAGTGACCCCTCGGACACAGCCTGGCTGAGCGCCTCGGCGGTCTTTAGGTCAGCCAGTGCTGCGCTCTCGACATAGCCAACGCCATACGGCTGGCCGTCGATGCGGGACATGCGCAATGGCATCCAGGGGTTGGACTCCAGCGGCGCCTCACCCTCGCTGCCGGGGATCTCTTTGCCCCGCACCTCCTGGTGCCACAGCACCTTCTTCTCGCCCTTCAGCCAGCGGACGTGGGTGTAGATCTTGACCGTCTTGTCGTACTCGCCGATCTCGTCGTAGTCGTCGTTCGCAAGACGCCCCACCAGATCGTCCTCGTCGTCCTCGAGCAGGGCGCGGACCTTGGGCTCAAGCTGGTTGATCGCCAGTTCTTCGCACGTGATCGCCTCCAGTGGGTTGCCTTCCGGGTCACGGCAGCAGACGTAGCGATTCAGGTGGTGAACCCGCAGGCCCTCCTTGCCGACATACAGCAGGACGTTGCCGGCGACGATCAGCCACAGCAGCGCCTCATGAAACGCCACCCGGTCGTTGGTGGCCTCGATGCTGCGCAGCACCTCGGCCTCCATCTTCGCCAGCGCGGAGTCGTACTCCGACTTCAGGTCCATGGAGATGCCACGCCGCACCATCTCCATCTCGTTGAGCGTGAAGCGGAAGAACGACTGCGTCGGCGGCAGGATCGCCAGCAGCATTCGGCTGGCCAGGTTGAGGCACCCCCTGGCGCCGATGCCATTCCACGGCAGGGGGAACACCTCCCGGCTGGTCTTGCCCGGGTCGTTTGACGACGGGATCAGGTACGGCAGGGTGAGCTTGGCCGCCTCGCGACCGCGCTCGAGGTAGTAGTTGCGGTCGGACTCAAGGGCCCGGTAGCGCTGTGCAGCAGTGACCATGATCAGGCGGCGATGTTCAGGCCGGTGCCTGCGGAAGTTGTTTCAGGTCTGATCGACAACGAGGTGTTGGAGATCTTCTGCCGGCGGTTGATCGCCTGCGTCGTCTGCGCGCCCATCACCGGCACGCTGTTCTGCGTGGTGACGGCATAGGGGCCAGAGAACATCTGCTGATTGGCCGCAGACATCTGGCCGATCAGGTTGTCGATGGTCGTCATGTAGCTCTGCTGGTTCGCCTGGTTGTCCGCGATCGTCTTATTCAGCGAGTCAGTTAGCGTCTGGATGCCAATGCCCAGCGAGTCGAGCCAGGCCTGCATTCCGCTTGGCACGTCTTGGCCAGCGCCTTGGGTTGTCACGCCATAACTGAGCGGGCCGACACCAGAGCGCAGGGGCCCGATGTTGTTGGGCCCACCGCCTGAGTTGAAGGCAACGCCGGAGTAAGGAGACGCTCCGCCGCTTGAGCCGGACCGCACGGCTGCGCCCGAGCCGCCCCCGGCGCCCATGTAGGTGTAGGTCGGCGCCACGTTATTGGTGCTGCCGGTCGACGGGTCGTTGGTCTGGTAGCCCTGCTGGCCGGTGATCACAAAGCCGCTGCCAGGTTTTGGCGTGGCCGCGCCACCCAGGCCATAGGCGCCATTGGCCGCCGTCATGCCGCCAATCCCAGGGGTCAACGCCGGCGTGTAGCTGATCAGTCCGGTGCCCCTGTTCTGGCTGATGTTGAAAGCGCTTTGCGCGTCCCTGGTAATCGTGGCGCCCTGGTTGCCAGCGACCTTGATCACCTTGTCCATGCCGATGCCGGCGTTGGTCAGGTTCCTGATCTCGTTTCTGGTCAGCCTGCCATCGGCAGTGGCGTTTCTGACCTGTCTGCTCTGGCCCATGGTCCTCCTAGTAGATGGTGAGATCGCCCGCAGGCGCCTTGTCGATCCGCAGATCGCGCCTGGTGCGGCCAGGGCGCGGACCGTCAAAGCGATTGGCGCCGATCACGGGCGCCTTGGCTGATTCCTCTGGTGGCGGCGGCCCGATCAATGCGCTCATCCGCATGGCGTCCTGCTGCATCAGCTGCTGGTTCTCAGCGGCCAGGCTGGCCAGCTGATTCAGGTTGGTGAGCGTCTGCTGCACCCCCTGCTGCGAAGCATTGGCCAGCTCCTGCAGCTGGTTGAGCGGGTTGCCTTCATCCAGCAAGCCCTTCACCACATCCAGCGCAAAGCGGCTGGACTCGTCAACCTTGTTGGCGTTCTTGTCGGCGTACTTCGGCGCGTTGCGCTTGGCCTCCCGCGCCTTGTCCAGCTTCCGCTGATACTTGCCCGGCGACATGTCGCCCTTCCTGGCCTTGATCTGCTGAATGCGCTCCTGCGCTTTTTTCCGCTCAGCAGAGGGCGCCAGCGGGTTGGTGATCACCGCTTCGCTGACACTGCCGCCACCGCCAACACACATCAGCCTGCCTCCAGGTCAATGCCTTTCTCGTACTGCTCTTGCAGGCGTGCGATCAGGAAGCGGACCACAGAGGCCTGGCCTGACCGGAACCAGACCTCCTTCTCGGTCCACTGCAGATCCGGCGCTCGATCCGGGAACTGCTGAGCGAGCACGTTGACCAGCCGCTCAGGTATCGGAGGGAGTGCTACCACTACGGGGCTGCAGATGATCTCAGGCTACCGGTGGGCTCCAGAGCACGGGAGTCTTGGTTTCCATGTCGTACTCCCCCCGACGAAGAATGCGAGCGCAGCGGGCTTGCTTGATGGCATAGGCCTCATCGAGCTGCTTCTTCTCGTACTGCTCAACAACTGCCTGCCACATCTCCAGCTCTGTAGTGCAACCAGCGAGGATCCGTTCTGCCCCCACCGCTCCAACACCAGGACAGCCGGGGTAGTTGTCAGTGCTGTCGCCGGTCAGCACCTGGGCGTAGAAGGCCAGGTCCGCTTGCAGTCGATTGACCTCCTTGATCTCACCATCACGCAGGTGCAGCCCTGGGATGGTGAGCAGGTCTTTGTCGACGGAGGCGATGACGTCACCCATCTCGTACAGCACGCCGAGCACGTCGTCGCCCTCAACGTCCGGCAGCCGCTGCACCTCCCAGCCGCGGGTGGGCGCAACGAACCAGGCCCACTTCATCAGGTCGTGGTAGCCAGCCGGCCTGCGGTACTTGCGGCGGTTGGCCTTGTAGCCGGGCCAAATGCCATAGCGGAATGACCAGCGCTCGCCGAACACCAGCACCGGCTGGTGGTCAGGCACCACCTCTTGGAAGGCGTTGATCTGATCCTGGAACGTGGCCTTGGCCTCGTCGTGGCGGCACAGGTAGGTCCAGTCCCCGTCATCCCACTCGGCCTCGAACTCAGCGCCAGTGGCAGCGCGGTAGAGGTAGACCTCGGTGTCGATGAGGAGCTTGGGGAACATCACTTCTCCACCTCCCGCATCAGCCGGTCCGCGATTTCGTTGATCGCCATGTGGCAGATGCGCGCCTGCTCCTCCGGTGGCGCCCAGGTGCGGATGGTGCTGGCGATCTCTCGCACCACCTCCTTCATTCGCCGCTTGTCGTCAATGCTGTATTCGCCCAGCGACCAGTACAGCTCCAGCAGGGTCTCAAGCAAATTCATGGCAGTGCAGTAACGGTGCAGTCAGGCCAGCGGTGCTGGCAGTAGCTGATGGCCTTGGCCTTGGTGGCAGCAGGGATGGCCACCCGCATCACGGGGCTGCCCTCGCGCCGCACCTCCATGCGGTACAGCCGCGTCCGCTCCTTGGCGTGGGGCCTGCTCAGCCCAGCGCCCAGCACAGGGTTGGGCCAATCGGGCGACAACTTGTAGCGCTCGTTCCAACCCATTACTCGTTCTCCATCTCGAGCATTTGCTCGCAGCAGCGGATGTAGCCCTCCCACCACGTCTGCGCGTAGGAGCGGTCGACGCACTCCAGGTAGTTGCGCTGCGCCATCCTCAGAAGTCGAACGACGGATTCTCGGGAGACGTCGAGGGGGCTTTCTTGTTCTTGCCTGAATCCCATGGTCGGATGTTGCGAGGGTCGTGGACATTGACGTGGCCGAACTTGCCGATGAAGACCATGCAGCTGCGCTGCCGGCGGGAGACCACTGCACCGCGGCGCCATGCGCCCTGGTAGTAGACCTGCACCTCCTGGCCCACCTCGTATTCAGGTGCCCAGGTCATCGGCTGTGGTGCTTGCGGAACGCTTCCATGTCGCGGAAATCCATCTCCTTGAACTGCGGGTGCTGCTCGAGAAACTCGGGCGTTGGGAGGATCACGTCCCGGCCCTTCTTGTTGAAATCGAGCACCGACCACTTGCCGGTCTTCAGGCCGTGCTCGAGGATTCCGCGAAGCTCGTCGCGGCCGATGAGTGGTTCCATCAGACATCGGCCAGGCGCTGCTCTTCCTGCTCGGCCCACTTGAGGTAGTCCGCCCACTTCTCTGGCGTCAGTGGCGCCTCCTCGGCAGCGGGCGGCAGCTGTGGCGCCCAGTCCACCTCAAATGGCACGTAGGCCTCGGCGTTGTGCGGGTCCGGCGCAGCCGCCAGGGACCGGCGCGCGGTGGGCAGCATCTCCAGCTGCGCAACAGTCGGCCGGCAGAACGGTGGCAGCTCCTCGCGGAACCCCCACGTCCTGTTCGCCATGCCGTTCTCGGATCGGTAGAGCGGGGTCATCAGTTCTTTCCAGGTGGGGTAGCGCTTGAACGTGTTGGGCTCGAGGCTCTGGATCCACTGCTCTGCGGCCCACATGAACTGGGGCTCGTTCACCTCTGGGAACTCCGAGGTGAAGCTGTGGAACTTGAGCCGGCAGATGTGCGGGCTCCAGCGGTCGGCCTCCTTGATGCGCAGCTGGGCGGCGATCATTTCGGCGACGGCCAGAAACGTCTCTGGCGTCAGGCGGTTTGCTCTGGCCATTGCTCCAGGGCGGCGAGCATTGCGGGGTCTTTGGGCATGGGCCGGCCGCTACTGGTGGGCTTGGCCAGCTCGTCCTGCAGGTAGGCAGGCTTCAACGCTTGCCAGCCGTGCTCCACACCGGCCTGGGCCAGCAGCACCTGCTGATGCGCAGGCAGCAGCGCCACTCGGCACACCGAGGCGTGAAAAGCGGGGTAAGTCCACGCCGCTTTGGCGCCGTGCTTGGAGCGGCGGCTGACGTTCCACCACTCCACAACCAGTGCCTGTGCCTCGGGGGCGAGGGTGGCGATGCCGGCGTCGTTGATGTGCGCGACGTACGGCCCCCTGCGCTTGGCCGCAATCCGGTCCTGCGGCGGGTCAGGCACCACGGCCAGGGCCGGCACCGCACGAATCTCACCCGGCTGGATGTAGTCGCGGATCGTGTGGTCCCACTCCTCGATGCGCTCGAGCGTGCGGAACTTGCTGCGGCATTTGCGATCGCTGCAGATCCGGTGCCGGCGCAGCCCCTGCGGCACGCGGATGGTGTCGACGATGCGGGACAGGGTGTTCCCGCACTTGGGGCAGTTCATTCCCAGATCACCTTCAGGTAAATCGACGATTGCTTTGGTGGAACACGGGTGAAGCGCAGCGCCATGGCCGGCACGACGTTCACCCGGTCATCGGCCCACACCAGGCCGTTGCCGCTGTCGAGCACCGCGCCCGCCAGGTTGTCCAGGTCACCCCGTGCCGGGCCCCGAAACGTGAGCACCAGGCACGACACCCGCTCAAGCGGTGGGTCCGTCCACCACTCGGCCAGCAGGGCGCGAACGGTGGCCTTCCACTGCATGTAGGCAGCAGGCATGTAGGGCCGCCCGCCGCCCCTGGGGGAGCGGGGCCGGGCCTTGGACATCAGCGGAACGCGGAGCTCGAAGTCGGCGGTTTGCATCAGAAAGGGATCTCGTCGTCCGCCTCAACGGCCGGCCGCTCTTCCGGCTCTTCCTTCGGCGGCACAGTGGTCCTGGCCTCCTTGCCGGTCAGGGCGTAGCCCTCCTCAGGGGCGCCAAACGCATCGCCTGCATTTGGCGGCTCGTACGGCACGTGATGCAGCACCCGCACCGCTTCAAGGCTGGCGCTGATGCCTTTGCCGCCCTCCGGGTTGGTCCAGCTCCAGGTGTGAAACGCGACCTTGCCGGTGCTGCCATTGCCGATCAGCACGTCCCTGGGCCATGGATTCCCCTTGGCGTCCTGCACTGCCGGCGGCGGCAGTTCAATGCCGCGCGGGGTGATGGTGTTCCGCTTGAACGTGAACTGCCACAGGTCCGTCTCGTCGCCGTTGCTGTCGAGGTAGGTCTTGAACGGCAGGCCGTTCAGCCCAGGCTTGGTGCTGGTGCCGTGGGCGTCGATGAAGGCCTGCTTCAGGGACTTCACGAACGCTTGGGCGTCAGCGTCGGCTTTCGACAGCAGCAGATCGATCGAATAGATCTCCTTCTCGTTTTCCCTGCCGCGGTTCACCACGCCAGGCTGGAGCACCTTGGCCCAGCACAGCTCTCCATGAGGCGACACTTTGATCTCTCGAGGCACGTTGTCCTACGGGGTTGTAGTGGACTGCCGGAAGCTAAGCGCACTGCATCAGATCTGCAACGTGTTTGCTGTGTCCTATGAGTCTCCTAGGAAAAGCAGTAGGGGTTGCTACCCACCAGGCCAGGACAGAGATCTCCAACCATCGGCGCCTTCTGAATCCCCTTGACCCTGCTGCGACGGCGGATCTCGCTGGTCATCAGCTGCAGCCAGTCCTCCTTGTAGAGCTCGCGCAGTTGCCGATGCAGCTCCGCGTGCAGCCACCCAGCTCGCGCTGGCACAACGCCAAAGCAGTCGTGATTCGTCAGCACTTGGGCGCCATGCACTACGGCCGTGCAGACGATGGCGTGGGCCAGGGCCGCGTCAAAGGAATGGCAGACGTTGGCCGTGATGCCGCGGTTGGTGGCGCGCGCGCTCAGCTGGTGACTGACGGCCTCCTCGCGCCGGTGCAGCTGACGCGGCAGGCCGGCCAGCGTCGTGCCGCTGCTGACGGTCCCGCTCAGCTCTGCCCCCAGCCGCATTGGCCAGCCCATTGGCGTCGTCCACTCGATCGGTTTGTCAGCGCTGAGCACGGTCTTTGACAACGTCCGCAGCCAGCGCTGCAACGCCAGGCAGGGGCCGATCTCCTCCTCCAGCGCCTGGCGCAGCACCTTGGCCATGGCCCTGGCAGGGCGCAGCAGATCGCCCCGCACCTGCCACAGCTGCACCTGGCCGCGGCGCTCCTCAAGCAGCTCCACCAGCCCCTCCACCAGCGTCAGGTGGCTGGCCCCATAGACCGACGTCATCACCGGCGCTTTGCACATGGCCCGATCGACGCCAAGGTCCAGCCAGAACGCAGCCATTCGCCCGGCCACCTCGCCAGCCAGCTCCACTTCCTGGCGCAGCATCCGCGTCGCGCGGTCCGCCACCGCTTGGTAGATGTCTCCCCGCGTCCCGCCGATCAGGTTGGTGTGACGCGCCAGCCGCTGATCACGCAGCAGCGCAGCCGCGATGCCAATGCCTGAGCAGGTCTGATCAAACCGGACCGGGCAGTTCAGCGGTTGGGTCGGGTCCTCCAGCCACTGCCGCACCGCCTTGGCTGCCTGCAGCAGCTGCCACGGGTCATCGGCGCCGCGCCACAGCTCCAGCCGCTCGAGCGGGTCGTCCGCAATGGCCGTCAGCAGATCCAGGTGTTGCTTGCCCCATGCCAGGCGCTCGTCCCACTTCGCCTTGCCCAGCCCCCAGTGGCCGGCAGCCCCCTTCAGCAGCCACTCGAAGCCCTCTTCCCCGCACGCCTCGCCCTGCGCAAACGACACCACGCCCTTCTCGTGGTCTGGCCCCTGGTGCGTGACATAGCGATTGGAGCTGTAGACCCGGCCCCTGAAGTCCAGGTCGTAGGCAAACCAGATCGGCCGGCCCGCTGCGCTCTCGCACTGGCGCAGGGACTCTTCAATGCGCAGCCGTGCGGCTCGGTTCTCGTGCTCGTCGTGCCATGCCTCGGCCTGCTGGCGTCGCCACTCCACCCAGGCGCCGCCGCCGGCCCCGTCATCGGGCTGCGGCGGCACGCGGATCGGATCACGCGTCATTGGGAACAGGCCGCGGATGTTGCTGTCCCATGCCTGGCGCTGCACCTCCACCATCCACGGGTCCAGCACCATCGCCTGGCGCTGCAGGGCGTTGACCACCTGCAGCTGGGTGCCAAGCTCCTTGCTGGCGTAGTAGCTCAGGTCGATCGGGCTGCGGCTGCTGATCAGCGGCTGCTTGGAATCGAGGTGCCCTCCCTCTTCAACGCCAAGCCATGGCCTGGGCTCCACCAGCATCGGCAGCCGGCGGACCGGCAGCGGCCGCGGCGGGTTGGCTTTGATCAGCGCCAGCGTTTCGCGGGTGGGCTCGACGAACTGGCCCTTGCGAGGGCCCTGCACCACCTGCACCAGGCCGGTGCTGGCCACCACCAGATCCAGCAGCAGGCCGCCGACATGGAACCGGTCGTCCAGGCTCCAGCGCTCCTGGTCGCAATGCAGTTCCTGCATAACGCGCTGACTGACGGCCTCCCTGCCACGGGTGCGGCGCTTCACCTGGCGCAGCAGCAGGGCGTCGCGGCCATTGATCACCAGCGCCCGCAGCTCGTCCTCGATGTCGCGGCCGATCAGGCGTGCCACCTCCCGGTACGGGCGGCGCCGGCTGAGCTGGTCAAGCACGGCGCCGAGGGCCAGCGACGCAGCCGGCCGCACACCCCGCTCACCAAAGCGCAACAGCACCGGCAGCGCGCAGAAGTGCGGGCCGGCTGCCGCCTCGCCCCGCGCTAGGCGTCCGACGAGGGCGTCGAGGCCGTCCGAAACGACCTGGGCGTAGTGGCGGAACAGGGTTCGGCCGTATTCGGTGGCTGTTTCACGCCCGGCAGCGAGCAGGTTCCGGCGGATGGCCTCAGCGCGTTCTTCAGAGAGCCTGCGCTGGTGCTGTTCTCGATCCTTTTCCTCTGCCCAGAGCGCTGCGGACGAAATGCTCGCTGCATCGGGCACTGCAAACACTGCGTTTTCGGCAATTTATCCACCACACCCCCGTAGAGCTCGCTGCTCACCCAGGAAACTCAGTCCTGGCGGATGCTCTGCGGGGGTGGAGACGTGCGGAACGGATTTTAAGTCCGCTGCGTATACCAATTCCGCCATGCTCCCGCCTTCCGCCGGAAGGGATCTCAGCGATTTGGGGTGCTGCCACCGCTGCTTTGTTAAGCATCAATCGGCAGCGCCCCGGCAGCGCCAAGCGGTTCCGGTGGATGCGTCCACAGTACGGGCCTCAGCCCTCGATCGCTGCCACGCAGGCCGTCAGCTGGTGCGTCTGCAGGTGCATGTAGCGCTGCACCGCAGCCAAGCTGCGCCAGCCCCCGTAGGCGGCGATCTGCTGCAGCGGCACGCCGGCCTGGGCCATGCGGGTGGCGCCGGTGTGGCGGGTGCAGTGGATGGTGAGCTGCTCGTCGTCAGCCAGCCCTAGAGCGCCCTTGGCGCGGTTGAACAGGTTCTTGGCCCGCCAGTACGGGTAGCCCCAGATCCGCTGCCGTGGGACGGCTGGCACGTAGGCCTCGAGCACGCTGCAGGCCTTGGGTCCCACCGCAATCGTGCGCGGGTGGCCGTTCTTGGTCTTCCAGAACGTGATCAGCCCCTTCTCCAGGTCGACGTCCTCACCGCGCAGGCGCTCGGCCTCGCCCCAGCGGGCGCACGTCAGGGTGAGGAACACCAGCAGGTCGGCGAACTCCGGTTCGTTGATCTCCCGGAAGAACGCGCAGAACTGCTCGAGCTCCTGCTTGGAGATCACCCGGTCCTTGGTGTTGGTCACCCGTATCTGCTGCGGGATGGGCGGCAACGCCTGAATGTGGCCATGCAGGGCGGCGTCGTTCAGCATCGAGCGCAGGCACGACACCTTCCGGTTAACGGTGCTGGGCTGGTTGCCCTGGGCCAGCAGGTGCTGGCGCCAGCGCTCAATCTCAGGCGCTCCGATGGCGCCCAGCTGCACGGAGGCCCCGAAGAACTCGACAGCGTGGCGGCTGTAGATCCCCGCGGTGCGCTCCCAGCTGGTGCCCTTCCAGCGGATCCGCAGGGACAGCTCCCTGGCGTCGCGGATGGTGATGCCGGTGCCCGTGCTGCGGTTGGCGGCGGGCCTGCTGGCCAGGTGCTCGAGCAGCTCCTTTTTCTTGGCCAGGGCTTCGTTGCGTGTCTTGGCGCGGCGGGTGCGACGGACGCCGTCGATGGTGACGTCAGCGACCCATCCGTCCGCGGTGCGGCGAACTGATCCAGACATGGTGGGTGTGGTGGTTGGTCATTGGATGCCCTCCAGCTGCTTGAGAACGCGCTTGCCCTTGGCACTGAGTCGCACCAGGAAGCGGCGGCCTTCGCCGGGGTCCTTGTAGGCCTCAACCAGGCCCAGGCCAGGACGCCCGTCCTCGCGCTCGTCGGAGAGCGATTGAACGCCCCGGGACACCGAGGCATTTGAGCTCACAAGTCGCTCCTCGAGCTCCTTGTAGGTGATGGGGCCGTGTACGGCGATCTCCAGGAACAGGCGGATGCGATGCGCCGGCAGCTGGTCAGGGTCCAGCGTTTTGAAAACGTCCAAAGCCCGCGCCAGTTGATCCAGATCCACGGCCCAGGGTCTCGTACGAGTGTCCTAGGACTCTCGCACAGGTGGAGAGAAAGCCTGACCCTGTCAGCGATCTGCTCCTGATACACCGCAACGTGCCGCCACGACTCGAGAGCTGGAATCTCGATCGAAAGCAATAAAGCAACCCTCATGACTCGTGCTCTCCAGCCGTGTTGACGGGAACGAACGTACTACTGATCAGCTGTAACGCGTCGTCCGTCAGCCTTAGCTGATAGCCGCTGCGGTGTGGGTGGTTGGTTACAGACACCAGGCCGATTGTGCTCTCAATCCAGCGGCCGTTCTCCAGCCGGCCGCGGCCGCGCAGCAGCGACAGCGTGCGGCTGGCCTGGCCTGTGCTCATGCCCATCACGCGCTGCAGGTCAGTGACGGTGTCAACGCCCTGGGCGATGTGCAGCAGGGCCTCCACTGCCGCCAGCGGGATGCCGGAGTCGACGGCGCTGCGCTTTGAAGCGCGTCTGAGGCCGCCCAGCAGGGCTGCAACGGCTTCCGGTGTGGCAGCGCGTGTCATTGGCGCCTCCGTGCCTTGGCGGGCCGGCAGAGGGCCTGCACGACGCGCTCCCGATTGATCGGGGTGTCCTCGAGCTTGTGCGCGGTCAGGTGCATCTGGATCAGCTGCTCAACCCGCGCCCGTTCGGCCATCACGCGACGGCGTCTGGCGGCGCGTTCGCTGTTGGGCCGGCTGTAGTCCCACAGCAGCCACAGCGGCCACCAGATAACGCCCAGCAGCGGCGCCACCAGCACGGCCAGCAGCATCACCGCCAGGCCACCGCCGATCAGCAGCACGGCAGAGGTGTCACTCATGCGGCCTCGCTCTGCAGCTGTGCGTTGCGCACCTTCAACAGCGCGCTATTGGCGGCCCTGAGCTCGTCCTGAGTGCGACACCAGCTGTCGTCGCCCGGTTCGAGCGACTGGATCTGCACCTCGAGCAGCTCACCCAGCAGGTGCGCGCGTGGCCGCAGCAGGGCCACCAGTAGATCCGCCTCGCGGCGGTTGATCTTCAGATCCATGGGTCAGGCAGCAACGGGAACAGGGCGACGGGTGCGGCGTTTGGCCGCGGCTTTGGGTTTCGCAGCGGGTGTGGGTTGTTTCGGCTTGGCGGGTTCCTTATGCGGTTGTGGTGTGGGCCGCCAGCCGGCCAGCAGCAGGGCCGTGGCGATGGCGTGGGCCAACACCGGGCGCAGCAGCAGGGCCAGGGCCTCGAGGGCCAGCCCAGCCCATACAAGGGCGGAGAGCAGTAGATCGCACTCCGCGGGTGTGGTGTTTTTCATGGTTGGTGGTTGGTCGGGGAGAGGGCACAGAGCCCTCCGCACTGGTCAGCGCTTCGCCTCCATTGCGGTTTCGATCAGGTGCGCGCAGAGGTTGGACAGGCTGCGGCCCTGCTCAAGCGATGCCGCCAACACCCGCTCGTGCAGGGTGTGGCTGAGGGTGACGCAAACGCGTTTCGGTGAGCGCTTGGCGCGTGCCAGGCGATCACGCAGGGAGAGAGGTTCCATGGTTTGGGCCTCGGTGGTTGGTCGCTGGGTGAACCCAGCAGGGAAGGG